ACCCACTGAGTCAATGGACTTCAGCAATGATACTGAGCAGCTCATAGCTTTCTGGACAGTGTTAGATAAAGCACTCAGGGAAGGCTTCACTGTGAAGAGTAACTTTGCTCGTAAGGCTGCCTGGTACATAGCGGTCTGTGCAAGCAGCGGTCTAATCACAACAGAGGTTGACTACGAGATGTTTGGTAAGAGTTGGTTAATTACTGATGATGGCGTTGAGTTTCTGGAGGGTGTCGATGAACGTATTAAAGAGCTTCTCTAGTGACAAAACCACGCTACTTATCGATGGCGACTTGTATCTTTACCAGGCAGCTGCAGCATGTGAGTCTGAAACGGACTGGGGAGACGATATATGGTCCCTCACCTGTGACGTAGGTGCTGCCAAGAAGATGTTTAACAGTCGTCTTGAGACTTTCAAAGAACGCCTAGATTCAGACGAGATTCTTGTTTGTTTCACGGTAGGTGACAACTTCAGAAAGACTGTGCTGCCTACCTATAAAGGAGGCCGTAAGAAGACCAGGAAACCAGTCGGTTATAAGTACCTGGTAGGTTGGGCCCAAGAGACCTATAGCTGCCATATCCAGGACACCCTGGAGGCTGATGACATCATGGGCATACTCCAGTCTGCTAAGACTCATCCAACTTGTATTGTGTCCGATGATAAAGACATGAAGACAATACCAGGGAAGCTGTACAGACCTATGGCTGATGAGCTGCTTACAGTATCTGAAGCTGATGCCAACCACTACTTCCTAACGCAATGTCTTACTGGAGACTCTACCGATTGCTATGACGGCATCAAAGGTATAGGTCCAAAGAAAGCTGAAGTCATCTTAGGCAATCATCCTAGTTGGGACCAGGTACACCAGGCTTATATTAAGGCCGGGTTAACCAGGGAGGATGCAATAGTCCAGAGTCGCTGCGCCAGGATACTAAGGAGCTGCGATTGGAACTGGGATACAGAGACGATAAACATGTGGGAGCCAGGACGATGAAAGTAACTAAAGTATCGAGCTTGACTGGTGTCACTCATCAACGAGAGATTGAAGCCACCCAGGAACAACTGCTACGCCATGCTAACGGTGAGTTAATACAGAATGTGTTCCCAGATCTGAGTGCAGAGGACCGGGAGTATCTGATGACAGGGATTACCCAGGAGGAGTGGCAGCAGCTAATGACCTGTGAGAATTGTGATGACTGAAGACACCCTGATGCTAAAGATTGAGGGTCATGACAATGCAGTCGTGGGCCTCACCTGTAACACCCAGGGTAATCCTGTACTGGTCTATTCAATGGGCCTAATCATCGACAACCTGGTCACCAACGACAACATGACTATGGACGAGGCCCATGAGTTCTTCTGGTTCAGTATTGCCAGAGTAGTCATGGGTCCTGAGACCCCGGTCATCATCCACCTAGATAATGGAGAATACTTCAATAATGAAATTAACGTGGAGAGAAGCACTGCAGCTGAAGAAACACTGCACTGAACAAACAATCACCGCTACCAACTACTTTGCAGGACTGGAAGACGGTGTCCAATACAAACCTAAACATCATATTGGTGAGCAAGCTGAACGTGCTGCCAATAGAGCCAGGTATAACGGAAGGAGATTCCCCAATGGATTTAAAAGCTAAAGAAGTAGTACCTAACCTAGAGGACCTACGTCAACAGGTTGATTCCCTAAGAGCAGTGCAGAGAACTATGGAAGAGTCTTTAATCTCAGCCACTGGTGCCCTGGATAGAGCTATCGCTGCCTACACAATTCAAATGATGAGACACCTGGAGGTACATGACTGATGTTAATGATGATACTAACAAACCTTATTATGACAACATTCTTTACCTTGTTCCTTGTAGCAACAGTTATCCATTGCTTTCATATACTGAGAGATGGTGGGAGGGATAAGAAATGACGATGCCTAAGTACGGCCTCAATAATGCCAAGCCTGAAGACTGGGACAGAGCAGCCAGGAATGCCAAGGCTGAAGATACCAAGGCAATCTATGCACAGATGGCTGAGGAGGAACAGAGAGAAGACCTCGTCAATTCACCTAGACATTACACTAGTGGTAGCATAGAAACCATAGACGCTATCAAGGCAGCACTCAGTCCCTCTGAGTACCGTGGGTTCCTCAAAGCTAATTGCCTCAAGTATATATGGAGAGAAGGTAAGAAGAGTAACAAGAGTAAGGAGGACCTACTGAAAGCTAAGTGGTACCTGGAGAGACTATTGAGTATCTAAGGACTAAGGTAGTTAGAAGAAGATGACCGAGAACAACAGTAGCCTCCTTGAGTGGTAGTAACAAAGACTACCGAGGAGTGCGAACTGTTGCACCCGGACATCAACTCCCTAGTCTATTCCTAACAAACTGTAATTGTCTACACGATAGGTGACCGTACAGTACTAAAGTGTTACATAACTATGTAGCTAAGGTTACCTATAAGTGTGTATATAAAGGTGTATCTAAGGTTACCTAAGTAGTACATAAGTAGTGCAACTAAGTGTTACCAAAGTGCTATTTAAGGTGCCTATAAGTGTTACCAAAGTGCTATCTAAGGTGCCTATAAGTGTGCCTATAAGTACCTATTTAGTTTTGTCGGCCTATAAGAGATTACACCCAGGTTATGACGGCGCAATAACTACAGATTAACTACAGAATAACAACCGATAACACTAGCAATATACTGTTGTCCTATGTCAAGCCTTAGTAGACCATCACAACCACTGTCCCCCTCACAGTACTGTGGTGCCTACTGAGGCTTTACATAGACCAATAGTAACCCCAACTACCAAGTGTGAGCTTAGGTCAGCTACAGTTAACTGTAGAGGCCCTGGTGAGACTTAGGTGGTCTTGGGTGAGACTTAGGTGGTCTTGGGTGAGACTTAGGTGGTCTTAGGTGTAATACTCCTAGTCTTAGGTGGTCTTGGGTTACTTCCCTATTTATACAACAAAGAAAAGACCTTAACCCAATAATTTTCAGAAGCAAATCCTAATGTCACTAGGTAATCTATTCATCTAGGGCGTAAGGTCAACCGATAACATATCGACTGACCCTGTGACCTTGGTTGTATGTCTATATAGCTAATGCTTTAGGATTCCAGGGACTCCAGGCTGCTGAAATGACCCCCAATGGGTCTAATGGTATATGGATTTCAAAAACAAAGGTAAAGGGTCGACTTGTTGTTGTTGTTGTCGGCCTCTTTCGACGAGGAGGTTCTCATGAGATTTACCTTTAGAAACGACTTTAAGTCCTATGGTTACTTCCATGTCCTCCCAGAACTAGAGATATCCTTCGGCTATGGACCAGAGATACGTTATGTACGTCTGGCATTCCTGACCCACGAAGTCTACATAGACTTACACAAACATCCCCACCCCCGAACATAGGATTACCCCCCAATGGCACTTGAAACAGGTACCTACATTGATAGCCTGGTCACAGCAAACCCTGCGGCTACTGATGCTCTATCGCAGGCTGATGACCACCTAAGACTACTTAAGTCTACTATTAAGGCTACGTTCCCCAACATAACTGGAGCTATCACAGCTACCCAGGCTGCCATTAATGCCAAGGTTGCTGAACCAGTGTCTGCTATCACCTCTGATGGCTCTACCCCATCCCTGGGCACAGGTATCACTGGTGCTGAGCTAAAGACTCTCATAGGCGTGGTTGAACCTGCGATTACTACGAGTACAGATGCAGAAGGTGAAGTGACTCCTGTACTGTCTGCAGGTATTACTGCGGCAGAAGTAATTGCTCTTATAGGGGCAGCAGAAGCAGCTACCACAGCGACTCTACTAGGGTGTTACCCAGTGGGTAGCATCTATACCTCTATAGTCTCCACTAGTCCTAGTACTCACTTTGGTGGTACTTGGGTATCTTTTGGACAAGGTAGAGTATTGGTTGGACACGATGATTCGGCTAGTCCCGATAGTGACTTTGTGGCCTCCTCTACAGACGGCAGTTCTGTCCTAGTGGGTGGTGCTAAGACCCACACCCTATCTGTAGATGAAATCCCTAGTCACACTCACAGTATCAGTGGAATAGAGGACGCAAGAGGTACTGGGTCAGATGGTTCAGAAGATGGAGTCTCTAGCTTTACAGGAACCTTAACTTCCAATGCTACTGGGGGTGGTCTAGCTCACAACAACGTACAGCCTTATGTCGTTGTCTATATGTGGAAACGTACAGCATAAGAAACAATGTACAACATAAGGAACACAAAGTATGGGACAGCTTCTACCTGTCAGAGATGTTGGTGGCGTAGGTGTTGTCGCAGACATACGTCCTGCGTCCCTCCCTATTAATGCTTTCACTAGAGCTAAGAACGTAAGGTTCGATGAAGGTAAAGTAGGTCGGTCACCTGTCTTTAGGGCTATCAAAGAGTCACTTGGGTTTAACCCCAGGTTCACCTACGGTATACCTGCTGACACCAGTGGTGGCTTTGCAGTAATAGTCATCGTGTCAGATACCTTTAGTATCAACCAGTACGCCAACGGCTCACTAAGTTCACTACAAGGTTCCATAGGCACCACTGCAGCTAACCCTAGTTCTATTACAGGGACTAGCCTGGCTGATATGGCTTACATCAACAGAATTGACCAGGTACCTGTGTATATCGCCAATGGAGGCAGCTCCTTTGCTGCATTGCCTAACTGGGATAGTACCTGGAGGACAGAGTCCCTTAGAGCTTATGGTGACTTCTTACTTGCATTAAACACGACAGAGGGAGGTGTTAACTACCCCTCTAGAGTACGCTACTCTAACCTAACTTTAGCTAACTCAGTACCAGACAGTTGGGATGCTTCAGACACTACTAAGTCAGCAGGATTCAATGACCTAGTCCAAATGAAGACAGGCATAGTTGATGGTCTAACCCTAGGCACTAACTTCATTGTCTACGGTAAAGACCAAGTATGGCTCATGGAATTCGTGGGTGGCACATTCATACACAACTTTAGAAAACTCTTTAGTGACTGCGGTATCATCAATCAGAATTGTGTAGCTGAAGTAGAAGGCACACATTATGTCTTTGACCACGATGATATCTATGTCCACGACTCCCACACTAGGCAATCCATATGTGATGAAAGAGTTAAGGCATACATCTTTAGTGGCTTAAACACAGCCAAAACTAACAGGTGCTTTGTACACCATAATCCTGACTTAGATGAAGTAATGTTCTGCTATGTATCGGGTGACGATATGGCTGAATACACCCACGGTGACCGATGTAATAGAGCCGCAGTATTCAACTATAAGAATCAGACCTGGTCCTTTGCAGACCTCCCTAACGTAGCCAGTGCTACCCTAGGGTCTATTAGTTCTTCATCGACGTACGCTAATACGTCCGGTGTCTATAACACCATAGGTGGCAGCTACTACACCCAGGAAGCAGGCTATGACACTCACAGCTTATTCGTAGGTGAGAGCAACGCTACTGATGGTTTAGCCACAGATAAGTTGTATGGCTTAGACTTAAGTGACGCTGGTTCCCTATCGTTTCCCCTGGATGCTACAGCCAACAAGAGTCCCTTCCTAGAAAGAGTAGGTATAGACCTGGATGAGATGGCCCCATTGAGTGGCTACAAGGTCATCAATAAGATATTCCCACAGATAGACACTAACAATTCCAATAAGAACTTTGTCTTCACCTTTGGAGCCTCAGACCTCCTAGGTGACTCTACAGTCTACCAGGGCAGCACCACATTTAATGGGGCTACTGACTATAAGATTGATACCAGGGTATCTGGACGCTATCTGTCGTACAAGTTAACTGTGGATGACACCAAAGACTTTAGTTTCATAGGTTTTGATGCAGATGTATTGACCACTGGCAGGAGATAATAATGGCTGACCTTCCTATATTAGGGTACAAGCGTCACCCCCTCCCAACCCTCACGAAAGCACCTAAGAAGTCTGTCTACAAGAACAAGCTAGATAGCAGCATCTACAGTAAAGATGTTATGGGTGGAGATGAAGATGCTAGGGCTGCCTACTTGGGTGAGGAACTCCAGAGAATTGAGAACTCCTTAGACCAGAACAGTCAACAGACCACCACAGTTAACGATGGTGTTATAGAGACTAAACAGTCTGTCGTAGACTTAGAGGTCACTGTAGATGCGAATACTGCATCTATAACCCAAGAAGCTGTAGTAAGAGCCTCTGCTGATTCTGCTATGGCATCTTTAACTACTGCTTTAACAGCCACAGTAGCCACTAATGCTTCTACAGCCGCAGCAGCTATAACAGCAGAACAACTTGTAAGAGCAACAGCAGATACTGCTTTAGCTTCAGACATTACTACTTTGACTGCTACCGTCACCTCTGGTGATTCAACTAATGCAGCGGCAATCACTGCGGAACAAACTGCCAGAGCAACAGCAGACACTGCGATTGCTAGTGACATAACTACCCTTACAGCGACAGTCACCTCTGGTGATGCAACGAATGCTGCTGCCCTGGTTGTTGCTAATGCAGCGATAACAGCAGAGCAGACTGCAAGAGCAACAGCAGATACTGCAATAGCCACCGACATTACTAACTTGAGTGCTACGGTAACTTCTGGTGATGCCACCAATGCAGCGTCAGTCACTAGTGAGGCCACTGCTAGAGCAACCGCTGATACTGCACTAGCAACAGATATAACCACCTTAACTTCTACGGTAAATGGTGTTTCAGCGTCCGTCACCACAGAAGCATCTACAAGAGCAAGTGCAGACGCTACGTTACTTACAAGTGTCAATTCAGTAATAGCTTCTGCTGCAACTGCCCAAGCTACAGCAGACGGTAAGATAGATACTTTTTATCAGGACGGTGCGCCAAGTGGTGTAAGTGGTGGTGACCTTTGGTTCGATACAGATGATGGTAATACTTTATACCGCTACTCTGGTACGGCTTGGGTTGTTGCAACCGATTCAGATTTAGCTACAGCTATCAGTAACGCGGCAACTGCTCAATCGACGGCAGATGGTAAGGTAGCAACCTTCTATCAAGATGACGCTCCTACTGCCGAGGGTACTGGTGACCTGTGGGTAGACACCAATGATGGGAACAAACTCTATCGGTGGAGTGGGTCAGCTTGGACTGTAGTACAAGACACTTCTATCCCTGCTTTAGAAGCACACTACGGTGTCACTCTAAACGCCAATGGGTACATAACTGGATTCTCTCAGAACAACGATGGGACTACTGGTACTTTCAAAGTAATGGCAGATAAGTTCACGGTAGTTGACCCTTCAGCTGCTGCAGGTTCTGCAGGGGTGGAAGTCTTTGATGTATCTGGAGGTTACGCTACTATCAAAAATATCCGTAGTGCAGCCACTGGTGCAAGGCTTCAGATTGAATCTGATGTGCTGACAGTCTACGACTCCTCAAGTGTCTTGAGGGTCAAGCTTGGGAATCTAGCGTAATGGCATACGGACTAGAGATATACGCATCTAACGGTACTAAACTTATAAGTAATACTAGTAGAGCAGCACGAGCAGCAACAAGTGGCACTACGTCTTCTATTACGACAGGTAACTATTTGGATGTCAGTGTCTCAGGTATGACCAGTGCTGATGATTGGCAAGTCTTTGCAGCCCCTGTAAGTCCTCCCTCTAGCCAGTACGCCCGGTTTCATACCATAACCAGGAACACAGGTTATTTTAGAGTCCAGAATGATATGGGCGTGACAAGTGCCTTTGATTACATAGTAATTCGGAGTGGATAGTAATGACATACGGATTAGAGGTTAAGAATAGTTCGGGAAGAACTATAGTTGACTCAGCACAAGCTAGTTCTTATCTCTATGCTTCAACACACGGTACTTCCGCATCTGCATCTGCATTCCCTACTACAGGGTGGTCAGGAACTGACCTAGTTATAGCCAGACCTCCATCTACAAGCTACAACGATAAGAGTGTAGGCAAATATGCTTGGGGTAACGTGTGGTCATATGCGCCTCATGCAGCAGCAAATGTTGTCTGGAGAGAGTTAAAATCTCAAGCTAGTTCTAGCCTGAGTCCTTCAGGTTACGGCTTAGTTGTCTACGATGGTACTGGAACTGCCTCCACTGACATACTGTTCTCAGCGGTAGACTTAAGCACTACAGCAGAGTTGGTTGCTTCAGGAAAATTCACTGGGACAAGCGGTTCAGGAGGCGAAGACGGCTATTACACAGAGTTTACTATGGACAGCAGCCTCGACAAAGGGCGCTATTACGTTCTAGTAACTAATACCCAATCTGAGTGGCATCCTGGATTTGGTGGCCTAGCTTATGATTCTTATTTGGACTACAAGTTCGACTACACCAACGGAAAGATAAAAATACAGAACTACCTTATTTATAACCCAGGAACTTCACAGGTAGTCAGTACTGCGCTCTCTAGAAATTGGGATTGGGCTATTTTCTATGTCCATAATGGAGGCTCAGTTGATGACAATTTTGTGTAAGGAATATACTCATGGCTCATAGATTTGCATTTGTAAATTCTGAAGGTGAACTTAAAGGTATAGTCTCGCCAGGAAGCGATGACCAGTATGTAAACCTACAGTCTTATGGTGATGTTACAGCCGTCATAATACCTACTGATGTAGACAACGATAGTCTTATGGTTACAGGTTGGTATGACTTTGTAGATGATGTCTTTAAGGAAAGACTAGAGCGTCCCGCTGAATACTATATCTGGCAAGGAGGTTCTTGGGTCTTAGACTCAGTCTCCCTATTTGAAAGTATAAGAGGTAAGAGAGATACTTTACTTTCACTATCTGATTGGACTCAGCTACCTGACAGTCCTTTGACAGACTCTAAGAAAGCAGAGTGGGTTACATACAGAACTACACTCAGGGATATACCCGAAACATACACAGATGTTACTACTTTAGACGAAGTAGTCTGGCCTACGCCACCCACAGGTGCCCTATAGGAGTTTGCTATGCAGGTTCCAGTCATAGAGACCCCTAACTTCACAATATCCTTAGAGTATGAGAGTGGACAGACTTTCATGCACTGCGAGGTCTTTGCGGTGTACAACAAAACGGTTAAGCGAGAGCTGCAGCATGCCTTAAATCTACTCTTAAGCATTAGACAAACACCGTTATTGGTCATCCCTAACATTGGGGACACCAAGCTCGTCAAATTTTTAACTTTATTAGGATTTGAATTCCTAATGACAACTGAATGTCTCGATAAAAAGCAGCGTGACATTTACATAATCAATTAACACAAACGTAGGAAGGTATCGATATGGGATGGGCAGCAGCAATCAAAGGTGCAGGCACACTAGCAGGCGGCATCATGGGCAACAAGGCCGCAAAAGACGCTAGGCGCGCATCCGCACAAGACCGCAAAGACCGTATGGCAGGGTATAACTTTTCTCAGCCCTACATTCAGCGTAGCTATGACAGAGCAGAAGGTGCTTTGAATGATTCCCTAGCACAAGGTGCATACACAGGGCAAACCTACGCAGGTATGAATCCATACTCTACGGCAGGCAACAACTACATGGGTAACGTAGGCATGTTAGGAGGCCAGGGCGCTTTTGATGTCATGCAGCAAGGCCAAGGTTTTGCTAACAACTACGCTGACCTCTATCAAGCAGGCGGTGCTGACCGAATGCAGAAGGCACAAGACTACGCTCTGGCTAACAGTGGTGGCCTAGTTGACTCCGCGATGCGTGATGACAGGCGCAATCTACAAGAGAACACTCTGACAGGTATTAACCAAGGTGCTAGTGGTTCAGGCAACATGAATTCATCTAGAGCAGGCATGGCTGATGCTGTGGCTAACCGTGGTTTTGATGACCGTAGAGCCGACATGACAGCTAACATACAGCAGAACCTCATGGGTCAATCTTTGGGTCAACAGAACCAACAGTTCAATGACCAAATGAGGGCTAACCAAGGACTTCAGCAGGGCTATGGACAAGGTATTAATGCTATGGGTCGCATGGGTGACTTCATGACAGGCGCAGGCAACAACTTCCGTAACTATGAGCAAGGCTATCTGAATGACCAACGACAACGCTATGAAGACCAGAGAGACTTCGCTTTTAACCGGAACAGGGAGTACCAACAAGGCATCTTAGGACAAGCAGTCTACAACTCTGCACCAGGCACGAGTGGACAGCAGCCAAGTACTGGCATGAGTACTATGGGTGGTGCAATGTCTGGCTTCGGAATGGGCACCCAGTTAGCAGGCTTCCTGCCCCCTAAAGCCCCTCCTGCTCCTGCTTCTACTGGCTATGGTGGTGGCGTTTCCGTGGGTGATAATGGCCTTGCTAGTGGTGGTGCGTGGAATGGATTTAGCGTCACTAACCCATATGGAGGAAACTAAGACGATGAGTAACCAATACCAATCCCAAAACTTCAATAATCCTCCTTACGGAACTCCTGCCTGGCACGAACAACGAGGGAATAGCTAATGGGACATCAAAATAATTCTTATATGTACAACCCTGACAACTATGACCCTGTTACAGGCAACCTGAAAGACCCAGTACTTCAGCAGTTTGCACAGACTGCTATGCAGGCTACGGCACAGCAAAGGGCTGATTCTCAGAGTGGTGTGGGTGCTTTAGAAAAATATCGACCACAGGATGGCTACCTTTTTGGTGATTCAGAAAAGTACAGGAAAGACAACAGACGTTTAACTACAAAAGATAATTTGCGGAGGATTAACCCCCTTGGAGGCCGTGGTCACTTAAACCAACAGCAATACAAAGACAAATACAATGCTGATGGTAGCCACCGCTACAACATGATGGACAATCTTAATCCTGCCGCAACCCCTGTTCTTACTCAAAGTGTCGCTGAGCCAACAACGCACACTATGCCAGATGGCACAGTAATGCCTGGTGCGACTCATGAATACACTAGTGGTCCTGGTATTTTGGCAAGACCGCAGCCTGAACGCTATGTCCCTGCTCCTGTTGAAGAGAACCGAGGTATGGACCCAATGACCCCTGAAGAAAGTGCTGCCTTTAGGCTCACTCCTGCAGGTCAACGCATTTATGGTTCTGTACCTGGGGGTGAAATGGGAGACCAGACTGGTGGTCGAAGAGACTCTACTGCACTAGCTGCTGCCAAGAAAACTCAGCATGTGTCCTTTGGTGAAGCGATGGGACGCTATGGTGGAGCAATAATGAACGCAGGCAGTCAGGGTGGCATGGCTCAAGTTGGAGCTATGGGTACTGTTACTGGAGAAATTGCAGACATTGAACGTGCAGAAAATGCCTACCTAGCAGAACAACAAGCAGCTGAGCAAAAGATTAGAGATGCACAGCAGAAGGAAGCAGCTAAAGAGAGTGCTGAATTCGATGAAATCCTTGGAGAATACGATTCTGCTATAGGTCAAATGGACATTCTTTATGCTGACGTACTGTCTTACGGTGACGATTTAACCGGGCCAAAAGATGGTTACTTTGATGCTTGGATGGAGAGCCTAAGAGGTGACCCTAAAGCCTACACCAGATTAGCTATGGACCAATTCAAAGTTGATGAAATCCTCAAGAATGTTGCAAAAACCAAGGGTGCAATCTCTGATAGAGAGATGGCTACCTTTGAACGACCTATGCCTAGCATGATGGCTGATGAGTCTGTCTGGTTAGATTGGATTGATGCGAAAAGACAAGCAGCTATCAGTGTTCGTAAAAAACTCAGAGCAATGCAAAGTGGTGATAGTGGTGGTAGTTCATCTAACTATAGTCCTGAAGAACAAGCCTTGATAGACCAATACTCTAACTAGTACCCTCGCTAAAAGGTAAATCTATGTCTGCACAGTTGCAACAGGCCATCATTAACGCCCATAACGCAGGTGATGTTGAAGCAGCCAAACGCCTGGGACAGCTCTTAAAGACTCAGTCACAGGGAACTGCCCAGGCTCCCCATCGTCAAGCTAATCCACAACAACAAGCAGCCTCAGTAAGAATACCTCCACACAGGCGTAATCAGCCTAAGCCTGGTGCAGCCAAAGACGGAGCATTTGAAGGTTACGGTGACGCATTTATGCGCGGTATAGACCAACCTTTAGAAAACATGGGTGTGACTGCGGAAGCTTTAGGTGCGGAAGGTCTTGGTAAGTCTTTAAAAGGTGCTATTGATGAGCGGCCAGGACAAAGTGCTTCTGCTCAGTTCATGAATGCTGACAAGGACGGAAGTTTTGCCTGGAGATACTTACCAAAAGCAGGTGTTGAACAAGCAGGTCAGTTTGCAGGGTCTATCGCAAGTCGCGCAGGTGGTGCTGCATTAGG